CTCGTCAACGTAATAACCGTAGAGGATTGACTTGAGGATTTCGCTGCGGGCCTGGTCGAAGTTCGTGTTCTCGAGGACGGACGAAACGAAATCGGCAACAACCTCCTCCCGGGTCGGCGATCCCTGGCGGTTCTTCTTTCTGCCACCGGCCGGCACGACGTCCCACTCCTTGCCCACGAGAGCCTGGATGCGTTGCTGGAGGACGGAGGAGGCATGCGGATCCCGGTCGACCTCGTCATAAAGGCGGAGACCCTTGCCGGCGGCCTCGGTCCGCAGAACAGGATCCGGGTTTTCAAGGCGCCTCAACCATCCTAAGTAGATGTCGATGTCTTTTTTGACTGACGCGACCTCGTCGGTCACGACCTTTTTCGATTCATCTTCCATCAGTTCCCCATGAAGTTGCTCATGCTGTCGGAAGCGGACACCCTCCGGACGCCCGTGGATTCGAATTCGATGACAACGGTCTCCTGGCGTGTAGCGAACCATGCGAGGGCTCCGGCGACTCCAGCGTCCCCGTGGCGTTGCTGTTTGTCCTGTCCTTTCGTTTTGGTATCCGGCAATTTGGCGACACCCTTAACCATCTTGAAGGCCCGATAATCATCAATGATGTCAGCATCCTTCGGAATTCGAATCGAACGATCTTCGAATGCGGCCTTGAGTTTTGGCATGTTCTCCCGGTACCAGGCCTCCGTCAGCATGACCTGGGCGATCCGGGAGGCGCCGTATTTCTGCATGGCCCGCTCGGCCAGATACTGGCCGTTTCCGCGGGCGTCCAGGGCGCCATAACGAAAACGAGGAAGCCTATCCACGATGAAGTAAAGGATCTGTTCTTGCTGCTGAAACGGAATATTTCGCAATTCCAGGACGAAAGGCGCCCGAAATGTCGCATTCTGGAGTTCGCAAAGCGGCTTGATGATTGTCAGATCGCCGGATCTGGCAAAGTCCTCACCGAAATAGCAGTCCCGGTTTTTGTCCAGTGCATCAAGGAGAGGCTTCAGGTTGTCCTCGCACCAGGCCTCGACCTCGCTTCGCCGGATGTAGTCCGACAGCTCGGCGAACGATGTTGTTTTCGCATAACGGATCACAGGGATCTCCGGATCCGCGCAGGTCTCGATGAGCGCCCGAGTCAGGAAAACGCCGCTGCCCTGGCTGGGGACGCAGAACAATTCCTCGTCGGCGTCATCGCCATAATGATCGATCACATCCTGGCGCCATTTCGACTCACCCTCGGCCGACCACTCCCGCTTGAGGACCTCGCAGATTCGCCGGTAAAGCCCCTGCTCAAGGGCGTCGTCGAAAGTAACCCGATGCAGGCTATAGGGAAGCTTGCCAGCGCGGATGTCCTGGATCAACGAATTAAACGGATTGGCGTCTCCGTTGTGGGTGGAGATGATCCGAACCTGGCCGCCCCAGATGAGGAGGGCCATCGCAGCCTTGATCAGTCCGGCGAGATCGTCATGGAATGCTCCCTCGTCCAGGATGACCCGGCCCTGTTTCCCGCGGAGGTTCGACGGCCGGCTGGACAGGGCCGTGATCCTCCATCCAGACTCGAAGGTGATCCGGTATGCGAGGATCTTTTTTTCCTTGATGACCCCTTCGAATTCCTCGTAATCGATCTCCTCGTATTCCTCCATCTCGCCGGCGGCAAGATTGTAGGCCCGGGCCCAGTTCGCGCAATCTCCGATGAACTCCTGGGCCATGTCCTTGTTGTAGCCGACGTACCAGACGTTTCGCTTCTCGCCGTTGCCCTTCTGGGCGGCGTACAATGCGGCGTCCGCCGCCTCGGCCCAGGAGATCCCCACGCGGCGGGACTTCTCCATGACCTTGACGTCGCTCTGGTCTGCCACCCATGCCGCCTGATAAGGCAGCAACAGGCCGACGCCGGATCGTGCTTCCTGGAAGTCGTTAGGACCGTCGTCATACGATTCCCAAAATCTTCTTCTTGATTTCCTCGGCCTTCTCCTCCGAGAGGCCGCCCTTTCTCACTTCCGATTTGACTTCCTCGGCCGTGGCAGTCGCCTTTTCCCTGACCTCGGCCATCCATTTCTTCTGGGCGACGGAGGATTTTGTTATCTCCGCAACGGTCCGGCCGAGCTTCACGAAGTCGATGTCATCAGGGTCGAGGTCGCGCATGTCCACGAGCACCTGGAAAAGCCGCTCCTGGTAGAGCCGCGTCACCGCATCGGACATCTTGCCGGCGTCGTCGCCCACGTGGTCCGACAGGGCCGCGGCCATGTCGGTGGCGTCCTTCACCGCGGCGATCCGCTCCTCGAACCGCTGCCCGTACCGCTGGAGGGCGCTCCGGGAAATCTGGTAACCCTGCTCGTCCAACCAGTCCGAGAGGGCCTGGTAGCCGCAGAACCCTCCCTGGACGAGCCGATCATCGAGAGCCTTTTTGACCTCCTCCGGGAGGCCTGTTACCGCGGGGCGCTGGGGCATTTCGTCACCACTGCCTGGGACGTGCTATGCCGGGAAGGCAGTCCACGGTGTATTCGACAATGTCGATTCCGTGATGATTCAGCTTCGCGAACCATAGAGGGGAGGACATTTTGTCGAGAGCGACCAGGCCGCGGTCCGCCAGGTAATCCAGCTCCTTTCTGATCTCAAGCAGCGTCAGGTCCGGAATGACGGGGATGATCGCAGACCGGAGAATCGTTTCCGAGGTCCCGACCGGACGGGCCGCATGGAGGCCCATCATCAGGAGCCAGCGAAGCTCCTCTCTCCTTGCTCGTTCGAGGCCGACATTGTTCACTGTCGTTTCTCCTTCAGGACGTCCTCCATGAGGTCGCGGAGCCGGTCCAGTTTCGTGTTGATGACAACCTCATGCCGAATAAAATCCTCTTTCCGGACATAGTCGATCGGCAAGCTGGCCTTCATTTCCAGGAAATCCTTCTCCAGCTTCCGGGTGGCCTCCTCGCCTCCGGCGATCCTTTCCTTGAACGAGGACACGCAATTACCGAGGATCCAGCGGGTCGTCACGATGATGATCATGCTCCAGGCCGCGATGATGCCCGCGAGACACAGGAACAAAGGCCAGAGATCGAGGAGGGATTTCGCCTCGCATGCCGTCACGGCCTTCTCTCCTTCATCGCCTGGCATCTCGCGCATCGCACCGCCCCGGGGACGGCAGCCAGCCTGGCCGGCGGGATCGGCTCCTCACAATCGAGGCAAAGCGTCACGCCGTTCTCGACCAGTGGCCTTTCGACCTTCTGGGAGAATCGAGGCGATCGGATCGCATTGAGGGCCTGTCTTTGAAAGAGCTCGTCCGCTTCCTGGGCCCGGTCGAATATGTCCATCATTTCCCACCCGTGATCATGGACACGAGCTTTCCTCCCGTACCCTTCTTCTCCATGCTCCGGCCGATGATCCAGGCGCTGCACACGCCTCCCCAGGCCCACCAGAACTCATCGGGGAGGGAAAGGGCGGGGAAGGAATCGGCGGGAACTCCCTTGAAGAAGGCCGCGATCGGGATAAAGACATGAACGAGAAAAATGAAGGCCAGCCCCGCATAAACGATTGTCGGCCTCGCCCGCTTCGTGTAGGGATCCCCCTGCTGCATCTCCGCGACGATGATTTCCTTCTGGGCCGCGGTGACGGCATTCTCCCGGACCTGAAGCATCTGCTGAAGCTCCAGCTCGGCCTTCGCCTTTTCCGCAGGGGAAAGGTTGGGCGGCCAGATCCGGTCGATGATGGATTTTGCACATTCGGCCACGGAGCCAATTCCGGTGATATCCATGTTTCAGCCCTCTTTTTGTGGGGCGGCGGCCGTCTGGAGTACAGCGCCTATTGCGCACCGGCGCCGCCCCGCCTCATCACCGCACAGGGGTTCGGCGATAGGATCAGCTGATCGGTTCCAGATCCCAGGAGCCGGAGACACGGCGGCATTTCGGGGCCGGACGTTTCTCCAGGTACCACTCGTTGTATTCCTTCCGGAGGATTTCGGCACCCTCCGGAGTGCGATGGAACGAGCTTTCCAGGTCGAACGTTCCAGGGACATTCTTGCAGTGCGTCGGATCTCCCGGAACGACCTCGGCATACTGCCTGCCTTCGTCCTTTGCAGCCGCCCAGAACTCGCGGTTTCCGATGCGGATCCGCATGAGTTTCTCGGCGTGAATGTTGCCGACCTTGGGAACTTCGTCGATGGTGTTCGGAATCGCGGGGGACCACGGTTTTCCCGCCTCGCCGGCGAAAGCGGCCTGTCCGGATTCCAGGGATCCCTCGGGGGACAGCCTTTTTTCCAGGGCACCCAGCCGCGCCTCAATGGCCTTGAATCTTTCCTCGTAACCCATGTTTCGCTCCTTTCTATTCAGGGCTTCCCGGAAGCTTCCCCGGGATAGCTGAATTTCTGTACGGCGTATTCCTTGGCCGCCTCGTAGGCGATATATCCGCCGAGGGATTCCACATAACCCCAGCGGGCTTCGGATCCTCTGGTATCCAGATGAAATCCAGGAACAGGCACCTTCCGATTCAGGCTTTGCCAATCGGGATAAATTCCCAGGCCGACACGGTCAAATACCTGGAAATCCCTGAGGAGATGCTCCATTTGGGCGACTTGCAGAGGAAAGGGCTCCCCGTCGTTGACATGGAAGTCGGTGGCCTCGGCCTTGTAATGGAATGAATTGGGGGTATGACCGCCGGCAGCGAACCCGCAATGAATGATGAACCGAGCCTCCGGGCTCCATCCATCATGAATGGCATCGAGAAGGAGAAGCAGGAGTCCGTTCATGCGGGTCCATGATCCCCAGTTCTCGGTGG